TGCATCACGAGGATGTTGAACCGACTACTCAATATCTACTATGTACCAGTACAAGATGTAAAACTGGTTACTGCTGTCATCCTATGAAGAATGGTGACAAACTTATAGGACAAATTAATTATAAGAAGATTATTTTATTTTTGCAAGTCCTCCGGAACAGTGTTTCACCCACCATATCACCAAGATTCCATATAATATCTGAATACATCGTTACACAGATAATATACTAGCGACATGATGAGTGTATTACTGGTCCGGATATAGCAGCTTTATAGGCATGTAAGTAACAATAACCAAGTAATAGATAATAGACGTTTATCGGATTACACCGACCCGGGCGCTTTGCGCCCCCCGGGATCGGTGTTGTAGCGGTCCTTTACCTTTACACTCACTATACTAGTTAAGTAGTCATTACTTTAAACAACCTTTTAAGTACAAAAACACCCGGACTCCCGGGCATCTAACTGCTGTCCAAAAAAATGGTGGAATAAATAATCCCCTACCTTATATCTTTCCAATTTTTGTCAAAAAATTGGTTAATAAATCTCTCTCTCCATATATATAGAGATGATTTTTTAAACCAATCAGATAGTTTACATATAGATCCAAAAATAATTAGTAAATCTAAAATGGGAAATAAAAATCCAATGTATGGTAAAAAAATGTCAGAAAAACATAAGAAAAAAATTAAAGATGAATTAGAAATGATAACCGCTTGTGGTTGTGATGTAAAAAAAAAAGACATTTCAAAATGTTCGGAATGTTCTCAGGTATTTTGTCAAAGACATATTTATTACTACATAGACGAGGCAAACATAGCAATCACAAAGAACTCAAAACCATATTGTGAAGATTGCTATAGTAAAAAATATAAACCATTTAAATTTAAACTATGAAGAACTCAATAGAAGAATTGATTGAAGCATTTCAAAAAGCAATGGAAAAACATCACTACACTTTTGATAAAGATTATCTTTATTTCTTAGATAGTCAAATTTCTAGTGCAAGAAAAAGTCATAAAGATGAAGTAACTGAGGCATATTTTTTAGGTCGTATGCATGGAGAAGGAGAATTAGAGATGGCTTCATTATATAGATTGAAAAGTATTGTAGAAGACACAACAGAGTATTACTCAAAAACCTTTAAAATATGAATATAACACACGATTTTGACAATTGCCAGTCCGATGTCTACAAAGAGGTCATTAGCGACCTAATCTCACGTGAGAAAATGGGCAGGATGAAGTATGGAACAACAGTAGATAAGGCTAACTTATCGGAACGTGAATGGATGCAACACGCATACGAAGAGGCTCTTGATTTTGCTATCTACTTAAAAAGAATGATGTCAAAAAAATGACATTAGCACCAACAATCAAAAGAGTGGCATTGCGCCACTTTTTTTTTGCTTTAATTTCTCGGTCAATAACTTGTCTTAAATCGGTCAAATTAGTCTCTAATTGTTCGATATAAGCCACATTAACTGCATTCATCTTGGTTAGTGACTGATTCTCCTTACTTAAATTTGAGTTGACTACAATATAGTAGTCAAGTGAACGTACACCAAGTACAACTAACCTGCGTTCAGTGCGTAAAGAATCCAGCTCCTTCCATCTCAATGAGTCGCTCAATTGCCTTTGTGTATGCGCTATCAATGGCAGTGCTATCAAACATATAAATAGTATCAATGTCCTTTTCATATATCGTTTTTAATTTAATGCGTTCCAATTTCAGCGTATCAATACGTGCTTTCAATACAACAATAGTATCGTTATTCGTAACATTTTTATATATGTAATTGTTACGATTTTCACATAATAAAACACCAATTGCAATTCCAATACTAATAGATATTGCCTTGATTAATGCGATAGTTTTTAACGTGAAATTCTTTTCCATTTCCTCTTGTAATTATTGCAAATCCGTGATTGTATTTTGAATAGGGATTATAGTCCGGACTTAACTCACTCAAACAACCGACACCCCAACACGTAATCACTTTTCCGTTAACATCTCTTTCCGTATGTTCAGCAGTTTGATGATGATGTCCGCACATTGCGTTCGCTTTTGTCTTTAAGAATAAACCTCTCGCCACGTTTACAGATGGGATAAATTGCTTTCCAAATTCGTGACCGTGAAAGATGGATAGACCGCCTACGTTCAATTTATTCTTGCCTTCAATCCATTGTACATTATACTTATCTAAATGACAAAGTGATGCAAAATCAAAGGCATCTATATCAAAAAGTTCTGGTGCTTTCACACGCATATATCGCCAGTAGCGTTCTTCGTGGTTGCCTTCTTTGTAGATGATTTCTGCGTTTGGGAATGTTTGTCTCAATTCATAAATGAAAGTCCTCATTGCATACAACTCATCCTTGAATTTGCGTTTCTTTGGATCCTTCACGAAATCACTAATCATATGGCAGTCCAATGCATCTCCATTCAGCACCACTGTATCAACACCCTCATCAATACCGCACTGGATAGCAGTAGATAGCGCATCTATATCGTGATATGGGATGTGGATATCGGAAAGAATTAAAATCTTTTTACCTTTAATGTCAATATGTTTGCGACCTTTTGCATATGATTTTGGTAACTTAAACGGATTGCGTGGCCTATCCTCATTTTTAACCAAAGATTTATTTGTCATTTCTTTGCGATTTCTCACACCTTTTTTACCTTCAATATAACGAAGAGAATCTCTCGCATCTTCGACTCCAAGAAATGTCTCAAAATGTTCTTTGCTTAACTTCTTTGCAAGAGTTAAAGTTGGTGTATCAGGAAAACGCTCACGCAATTCTCTTGCGATTTTTGTTTTTTGACTTTCTGCCATATATTTTAGAATGGTTGGTACACTGTCCGTCCACCACTCTTAACTGCACGTAATACTTGACCTCTATTCCCTTCACGATTATAACTTACGTGTACCCAAGAAGGTGCATTCTCACTTCCGAACTCCCATATGAGTTGGTCAAATGTACAATTTTTTCTTATCCAATCAAATATCTCTTTGTTATTTATGCCACCATGAATATCAGCATCAATATCCAATGCTTTGCCTTCCATGTGTTGACTTGACTTACTACCACCAATTCGTGTATTAAGTTCGTGGCTGCGGAAGCCTGATGAGATTCCAATAGGTACACCAAAGTGTTCACGCACTTTATCAAATATATTGGTGCAAACCAGTTTCAAGTTACCCAATTGTTCAGCGTTTGGAATATTGCTTATCCTTAATGCCTTCGCTTGATTGCTGTGAGTGACCTCAAAGTAACTCACGTATTTACTTACTTTGTCCATCGGTCATTGCATCGGTTATATCTTCGCTTTTTCTACCTATGATTGCTTTTATCTTTGACCACAAATCCTTTCCGGTCACTGACTCAATACTTTCAATGATTGATTTGAATTCAATGATGGCCACAACAGTTGCTATCAACTTAGTGATGGGGATAAGTTCGGTGATTATGTAGGTCTCAATTAAAAATCCGCTTACGATTGCGATTTGATACAACATCAATTTAGTTATTGTATCACTCATCCGTCTTGACCTAATTCGCTGACCTAATTTGATAGCTTTCCAAATACCCACCACCATATCCATAGCCACCAAAAAACCAATGGTAATCATCAATTCTTTGATTGGTAGAAACACCGTTGCAATACCCAACAACCACAACTTTACTTTCATCTCTTTTCTTGTTTTTTAAGATACTGCTTCAATAGTTTTTCGTACTCCTTTCGCTTTAATACGATGGGGGTAGAAAGTCTTTTATTGACCACTTGTTGCGCCATTCTTTATATGAATTAGAAATTAAAAAGTTACTCTTTCCGTATGGGTTTCTGTCAGGGAATATATTGTTGTCAGTGTTGTTGGTGTACTCGGGGAATAGTTCGCTATTGTAACACAAATAGTCTACCATTCTTTTGGTGTACCAACGTGCGTTCTGTCTTGCGGCCTCTTTGAGTGACTCCATTTCTAACTTGGTCACAGGTGTGGTATCTTCACTTTGTCTACTCACCAAGTTTCCGTTATCGTGCTTGTACAAAAGAGATGGATAAAGTTCCACCATTGTCCACCACAACACAACTTTCAACACGTATTCGTTTAATAGCGTTTCATAGTCACCTGATAAAGTCGCATTGGCTACATCATCCTTCAATTTCACAGTCAAATTGGTACCCAAAAAGTTGGTCAAATACTTATCCTGCGCAAGATAGATGGCAGGGCTAATTAAATTGGGATCAACTGCATCGGTTAAAGGAGTAAACTTCTTGATGTAGTCCTCGTTTATTAAAAGTATCTCTTGTGGTATTGGCATTTCTTTAATTTTTATTTGTTTCCAAAACGTGGATTGGTAGGTAAAAACCCATTATAAGGCATATCAATTGGCCTTCTTTCTACTAAGTAGTTATTGCGGACTTTATATCCTGCTTTTTCTGCCTTAGCCCACGCTTGTGTGCGGACATTTGGGTTATTCAAATCAAGACCAAATCCTTTTGCACTAATGTACAACTGCTTTTTCCAAACGTGATGGCAATTACCTCCCCCTTTGTACAACCAGCAACTATATGTATCAGCCCCGTTTGGCCCCCATCCTGGATTAACTGCCTTATTATTCATCGCCATTATATCCTCTTTGCGATATAGCTTGTCAGCTTGTAGCATTTTAGTACAAAAAGGGCGAGTGACTGCGCTTATCTCACCGCTATAACGATAGCGTGTGTAATACTTCTTTCCATCTATTGTAGCATCCTGCTCACTTGTCGCATTTGGTTTGGCTGTTCCAGTGCTTACTTGATGAATTTCTACTGCATCAAAGATGTGTGATAACGCTTCATTTTCTGCATCATCCTCATCATAGTCAACATCGTACTCATCAATCAAAATCCAATCTTCATTTGCATCTTCACCGAGTTGAATAAGTTCTTCTGCAATGGAATCTAATTCGTGTGCTGACTGCTCAACATTCACACGCTCAACAATGCGCTTTGCCCAATCTCTACCTGCATCACCACCCCATAGTTGCCAAGCTATTCGACCTGCTGTTGGAAATCCATCTTCACCTTGATTCCATCCGGTAGCTTCTTTGTCTACTTCGTGCCGAGAAAAGTAACTATTCATCCTTTGCACTGTATCAAAAGACAAATTGCGTTTATTGCTTATATCTCTTGCACGTGCAACACCTACTTCCGTTCCACCCCTTCCATATTCTTCTCTCCATTTCAAACCTAACTCCGCTTCACCTGCCATTTCATCCGTAGGCTCGTAACTTTCTAAATTAACTTTTTTTTTTAATGCTGACTGTTGTGCTTCAACTGGTGTAGGCTCTAAAATTTCATTTGAAATAATCTTCGGAGTAGCTACCACATTGGATGCTTCACAAATGATGGAGATTCCATCTTCAATCAATCTTTGGAATGGCTCAATTACTTGCTTTTGAAATATAAATAAAGCAGTTTTCATTTCATCGGTATTACTACCCAATCCACCTCCATCTCTCACACCAAATAATAAAGGAGAGGTCACACGATGAGCAATCATAATTTGCTTTGTGCATTCCTCGCTCAAAAACTGATATTGCTTATCAGCATCGTGAATTGGGAACGATGTGAATTCCACACCTCTGTCACGTTCTTCATTGAAAAATGTCAATACCTTCCCTGCGTTTTCTGCGCTACCCAATGACATTTGCAATTGATTTTTAATCATATGCTGTTCCTCCAAAGAAGGGATGCCATTATTGAAAGATGCAATCAAAGATGGGAAGAAACCATTGAGAATATTGTTAACGTGGTATTCTCCAATTTGGCGAGTTAATTCGATATAATTAACACTACCAATGTAATCAGGTTTAGGGTAATATTCGCTACCCATCTTTAACGTATGTACGAAAAGGACTTGCTTAGGCAATGCCTCTTTATTTTCTTCATCGAACATCGCAATGAAATGCGGTGTGTTCTTCTTTTTGCGTGTATCACTCCAATCACGTGAATACCAAATACCAATCACATCATCATTTTCATCACTACAAGCTAACCTGCAATTCTCGAAAGGTAGATGATTTACTTGCGCAATGGTTGTTCTATCCATTGACCAGATAACTTCCAAATAATAACCTCCAAATAATTTGAGGTCTCTTGATACACTTGGAATGATTGAATCGATTTTTAAGACACTTAAATACGCATTAGCGGTATCATTTCCACCATTCACTCCCTTTCCTGCAATCATTTGGCTAATTGAGTTGACAATTGATCCATGTACTGGGGATTCACTTTGCAACTCAATCAAATACTGAGGGTACATATTGCCCTCACCAAAATTCACCCATCCTTTGGATACGTTTTCTCTCTCAATAGGTGCAATCTTAACGTATTTAGCCATTTCGACTTTTTCGCCGATTCTTGACTTTATATTTGAAAGGAGATTATCCATTGTATTCGATGTCATTAGGTATGGTTAGCGTTGGTTGGTCAAAGTATTGCGTCAGCGTAGTGAATTCGATATAACCTCTTTTAATCTCACCAACCACATCAGCATCAGTAGGATCCAAGTTAGTAGACGAATTTTGACCATAAATAATATAGTTATAGCGACCACCATCAGTAACAAGAATACTACCATTGACAGCATCGTCAACATCAGTGCTAATGGATAGCGTAGTAATTCTTTCATTTGTGTCAATAACCGATGGAATAACCGCAAATAATTTTAATGTAATCTCATTTTGTAAGATTAACAGATAGTCCGTGAAGGAAGGTAAAAGCAAAACCCCTTCCTCTAATGAAAGAAGAAGGGTTTGCGAGGCGGTATTTGTTTGCAGATAATTCACTACCTACAAATATAAATTAAATAGTTGGTGCTACAACAGTGATTCCAGCAAAGTTATCGAAAGGAGTTGAACTAAATGACTCCAAACGATAAGCCTTGTGAGCCTCTTCTGCGGTGAAGGTGATTGTATAACCATTCAAGTCACCTTTTGCAGTTCCGGTTGATGTAGTCATTGCGGTAACTTCTGCGCCATCCATTCTACCAACCATCCATATGTTGTTGTTGTTATCTTGAACAAAAACAATAAGACGATTTTTAGCAACCAATTCCAATTGCTTTCTACGTGCAGCACTCA